ATCCTGAGTAGATGAAGTTACATTGCAAAACACATTTATAATTAACGGAAGATTTGTATTGCCCAAACAAACCGCAATTATGGAAAATAAACTATTTCGGTTCAATAGATTAATGCTGCCGGTTAAATAAACAATATCAACCGTTGGAGAAATACCAGGTGTAGCCGTTGTTAATGTTATAGTCCAATTATACGGCGTAGCTGATGGTGGTATTGTTGTGTTTTCATTTACCGCAGTAGCTATGATATAATCTACGCCATCAATGGTTATCGTATTGCCAGCCTGCGGGTAAAATGAAGTATCGGTAATTATAAAGTAAACAACCGTATCAACTCCGTTTGTTCTGTAGCTGGCAGAATAGCCCCGTTTTACTACAGCATCGTTTAAAATAACCCCTTTTAATAAACCGAGTGAATCGTTTGCGCTTATAGTTATTTCATGCTGAAAATCTACCATTGTTTCGTAGCTGTCCTCTTGCACAACAAACCCAATAAATAGTACGTTTGTTCCCTCTAATAATATTACCTGAACCCCGTCATCTTCATCAGCATAGAAAGATGTTAAAGGCAAAGCCCCGGTATTTAATAAAGTGATTTCTACATTCGATCCTTTAATTGGCGCAAACGGTTCATCTACCCCGTATTTATGCAGCACCGGGGTGCTTCCACAGATAACAGATGATACGCCGCCGGTATAATTTTTAAATAAGAATTGTATTGTATAGCTTTTTTCGGGTGTATTAACATCCGATTGGCTGGTAAATTGTGTTTGATATTTTAATCCGTATGCCATTAATTATTTCGTCTGTTTTGTGCGTCAACCCGGTTAAGCATTATTCTAAAACCGGATCCGCTGTATTCGATACTTGGCATGAGTGTTAAACCACCGCCGCCCGATGCATTTACTTGGTTGTTTGGTATTACATCACTACCTCTTGGTAGGGTAATTAACTCAGGCCCACGTTCACCAACCATTGCCACACCCCCGGTAAAGTTTCGTACACCGGTGGCGAAGCCCTTAACCTTATTGACACTATTCTGAAGTACAGATCCTAATGCGACTAATGCAATTCCAGCCGCTATGGCAACATAAGGGTTTATCTTACCTAAATTTTTAATTATCAACGCTTGAACGCCATATTTAATAAGGGCCCTGCCGATTGCTTTCACTCCGGCTCCAATCGTGTTTACAATTCCATCAAATGCTTTTGAAATATCCCCAGATGATACTGCGGCGGCAATAACTTCCCCAATACCAGAAAATGCGTCAACCATCGTATTCTGAATTACCGATGTAATTTCATCTGCTAATTCTGCTATCCGTTTTTCATTTGCTGCATCTTTTAATAATTTAGCCAACCCCGCAAACACATTATCAGCTATTTTTGGGTCAAATATAAACGGCCTATCACCTGCAACAATTTTTAACTGAGGTAATGCAAGTTTTGGTATTTCGGAAATCGTTGTTACAGATAATTTNCTATCCAACAAATCAAGTTCTACCTTTTCAGGTTTAATTGTAACCTTTTCAGGTTTTATTTCAACAGGCTTTACTTTTATACCTTTGCTTAAATCTAATAATTTCTTAGTTAATTCTTCTATTTCTGCATTTAAAACTCTCACATCAATAGTAGTTTGTTCAAACGCAGTTAATTTACGTGGCCCCGGCGCACCTGTACTTATTAACTCATTTCTTTTTTTAGCAAACTCAGTAAAACTTGCCAAAGCCTTTTTTTGAGATTCGGTTTGATATAACCCTTGCAATTCAAGTATCTTTGTTATCTTTTTTTCAATTTCTACCTGCAATAATTTAGCTGAAATAACAAGGGAAAGATTGGCTATGTATGCTTTGTATGCTTCATTTAAACCTACAACGGCATTTCCCTCTAATTTAAGATTCCCGAAAATTTCAGGTGCTATTTTATTGAGTTCTTTTATCGCTCCAAGTTTCCTCTCCCTTGTTTCCGTTTCAGATCTAAGAATTGCAACAAGGGAAACCACTTCCGTTGCTTCTTTAGCTACCGCCCCTATTATACTTTCAAGTTCTTTTTTATATTCCCTCGTTGCTTCTGCTGCCTTTTGATGAGCTAATGCTACTTTATCAATGCCGCCAACAAAATCCTTTGCAACAATTTTTACCCAAGCAGCACCAAGTCCTATAAGTGCGGCAGCACCGACACCAATACCAGCGGCCATTAAATTCGCAGGGCCTATAACAGATGTTAAATTGTTGGCTAAAGATTTTATAGACGATCCAGACTTGCCGGATTCTAATGCTAATTGCTTATTAATAACAACAGCCCCTTTTGTCGCTTCAGTGGATTTATTTACAGTAGATGTTAAAGCGGAAAATGGCACCTGTGTATTAACGGCCATTTGTTTTAAAGTAACGCCAGCCTTAGATGCAGCAGCTTGCAACTCCGTAATATCTGCCCCAATAACTATTTTAATATCTGACATCAGCTTAATTTTATACCGTGTGCTTTTTCAATCCGTTTTCTTAAATCATCAGCTTCATCTTTACTGCCCCAAACTATTGTATCTACTGTCTTTTGCTTATCCCCCCACAGCGGCCACAACTCCCGGCTGTCTGCCTTGCCACCCATTGACTTATGGGTTATTTCTGCTAACCGCCTAAACATCATTTGTTGCTCATCCACTTTATCAAAATAGCCCTCACATGCTGCAAAGAACATATAAGGGCTACAAGTAAAATATTCTTTTTCAGTCCAGCCTAATTTGCCCAAAGCGAACTTGTGTATCTCAAACCAATCAAAAACTACTTCTTTTTTACTTTTTTTTTATCAGGCTGCTTTAAATCAATACGTAACTTTTCCTGGATTGTTTCCATTACCTGAATGTAAGCAGACGATTCTTTAAAACAGTCGTTTACAGCCTCAATAGTTTTTAAATCCTTTGAAGCATAAATCTCATCTACCCAATTGCAAACATCTTCAAAAGTAAAATCAGGCTCCTCACTTTTTACATAACAATTCGATACCAATCCTGCGTACATGGCAGCATAAATAGAAGTAGTATCGGCTGCAGATACACTTATGTGTTTACTAAACAATTCAATAGTAAGCTGGTTAGCCTTCCACCCCCGTAATTTACCGCCAATGTTTATTTGGATATAACTCATCAGCTTGTTTCGGTGGTTTTAGACATTGTACCATAAATGCCTAATGCCCCACTGAATGTTCCCGGTGTATCCATAGCAAAGGTTTCATCCAGTTTGCTGATGAATGCCGTACCTGAATAAGTTACATCCCCAATTGCAGGAATAGCTTTACCCATTTTCCAGTAAACCGTTGTGGTATTACGCCAGTAATCATCAATATCATCTGTACTGATGGTCCCGCTACTTGGATCGGCTAATATTTGACCTTCAAAAGAAACTCCGTTGTCTTTTGTGCCGGGTAATTTATCCGGGCCACATTTCGACTTAGCGTCAATTTCATTTGTAAGCCTGGTTACTGATTGTGAGGTAAGACATACTACCGTGTTGTAGATTACTCCGTTTAAACCTAAAAACAATAATACATCTGTACCGTTAACTTTGTGTTCTGCCATGATTGATAATTTTTATAAAGTTAATTAATATTTGCAATGTTGTTGCATTTTTTAAGAAATATCAGAAACCTGAAAAATTAAATGCTTAAAAGTAATAAAACGGCTCACATAATCCCGGTTGTTAATTGTTATGGCATCCTGAGTTACATCATTCCCCAATCTTGTTGAAACCATCTGCGCACCTCCCAATGTTAATACAAATTGAGGGTTGGCATAAATCCTGTTATAAACCTCCCTTGCAACTAAATCAGCACTCAGCCCGTTGTTTAAACTATCGTTCCATGTGTGGATCTCCACAGTAATATTTGTATTTGTTTCGTTGCTGCTTTTAGTGCCTGCATCGGTGTTGGTTATTGATCTAAAAACAATATAGTTATCAGGTGAAACATTNGGCGGTAAAGACTGATAAAATACCGGCACGCCTGCGATACCGTTCAATGCGGCATAGTATGCAATTCGTAGGCTGTAGTTTATATCAATCATANTTTNATTTCTTTNAGGTCTTTTAATAACTGCTTTGATGCAATATTTACCGCTGGNTATAAGTAAGGCTGCGGTTTAATACCTTTNATCAATATTGAACGGGCAATNACATAAGCGGCCTGCCTTTGTTGTGAAATAGCTGAAACTGATTTTGAAGCGTTGCCAGATTTTGT